GCTTTTGCTGACTGTGGCGTTAAAGCCATTTTGGTAGTACTAGGACGGTATTTTCGCCCCAACCAGTGCTGAAATCTTCATTCTCTTCTGCGGCTGCAATTTGGTCTAATGTGCGATACACAGTCTCTTCTGCATGGGATAAATATTCAGGCGACATATCAAACCGGTGCGCCACATATGGCGCTGATTTCTCCACCGCCAAAAAACTAAATCTTTTCACATCAAGACCTGCAAGCTGGCAGACATAAATGTAGAAAAACGCTTGGACGTGATACGCATATTTCACAACTTCTCTCGCAAAGCCCGTTGGGCTTGCATCGATTGTTGTTTTCACGTCAAATACTGTTCCTTCAGACTCAATCAACAGATCGGGTCTTGTTTTCAGGATCAATCCAGAGCGAGGGCAGGTTTCAAAGATAGAGCTTTCATTGACCCTATCCTTATGTCGCAATGCTGCCTTACATGCAGGATTTGCTAATGCGCCTTTAGCAATACAATGAGCGGTATTGTATTCTACTTCAGTTAGTAGAACCTGTTCGTCTTTCAGAGCTTCTTTTTGTTCTGCAAATGCCTTTGACTGCTTTGTCTTTGGCCCTTTTATAACTAGGTCACGATCTTCTTCTAAAAGAAGAGAGTGAACAGCGGTTCCCATCATCATGGCAGGAGTAGATGTACGTTTTTCACCTTTCCAATGTGCTATAGATTTCTTACATACCGTTTTGACGGCAGAGGAAGAAATACCATGCTGCGCATGGTATCTCTCATTACTCAGATCTTTGATGATAGACATCAGGCTGCAGTAGTCTGAAAGTCTGCTTCTAGACTGTGATTTACTTTAGCCGCTACAACCGTTTGCTCTTCTGCGCTGGGCTTTAAAGCTTCAAAGTATTGCTTCGTGATACTGTCGTTTTCTTTATCAACAATTTCAGCAATGTAGTCTAAAGAATCCGCAATCTTATCATCGAACTCTATTGGCTTCTTTTTGTCGAAAGCATACTCGTAAGTGTACCACTTTACTGACCCGTTTTTATTGAACTTTGTGGTAAGCTCAACATTAAAGTCAAAGATGGCTGTATTTTTGGGTAGCTTGGAGTGAAACTGGTTCCAAAAACCAGATTTCTTGCTGCCTTTTAAAAACATGATGCAGGGCTGATCGACATATTCTACTTCAGCACCATCCGCAGTCTTGCCTTTCATGGTTACAAGCGCACGTATTTGGCGCACTTCCATGTCTCTGAAACGCTTGTTGTCATCCTTGGGCAGTTCTAAGAACTCTTCCCAAGTAGTGCCGTTTCGCATTGGATGACCACATGCTATCGTGCCTTTGATATCACGGGCTTCCTCGTTGTAGCTTTCGATCATACAGCTTTTGTTTTCCAGCCCACCATCATTAAATTCAATGTATTGGATATGGCTGGATAGCGGTCTGATGGACACGCTATCAGCATAGGCTTCTTCACCTACGCCTTTAAGAAACATCTTACCTCTTGGATCAGGCTTTATTTTGTTTCCTTGCGAGTCTTCTTCGTCGTTCATTATTTTAAGTTCAGGTAATCGAACATCTGCACTGCTAAGTTTGTCGTTGCTACCAGCGCCTAGTTTTGCGGCCAAAGCTTTGCGTCTATCCTGTAAGTTCACTGCTATTTCGGTCATTGAGAATCCTTGTTAGTTGGTATTATATTATGGCATAGTTAGGTGGCGTTAGTCAATCTAACTCTACCTGTTCTAGCCAATTTTTTCCCTCAGAAATCTCAATATCCAACGGCACTACGAAAGGATAATCCCAGCGCTGTTCGACTTCTTCTGTGACCATTTTCATGGCCCAAGTAAGTATGTTAATAACCTTAATTCTTTCAGTAGGGCAGCAATCTACTACCAAACTGTCGTGAACACTTAGAATTATCTTGGAGCGTAGGTTTTCCTTCTTAAACGCTTGATATGCACGTATACAAGCCAATTGCACAATATCAGCGGAGAAGCCTTGCACCGGATAGTTTTTGACTTGCGTTGCATCTGAAATGCCGTTTGAGGTGCGCTTTGGATTCTCCCACATATACTGACGCCCTGAAGGCGTCTGCACAATTTCAGTGTTTAGAACGCCATCCATAAGCGACTTGTGCCACTGACCAAGCTCTGGGTAAATTTCAAAGAAAGTATCGTAGTATTTTTTTATATGCTTTGGCTGACCATTGCCTGTCGAACCGAAGAGTGGGGCGAAGGAGTGTGCTTTTGCAGATTGTCTAGCATCTTTGGTAACTTGTTCTGGCTGACATTGGTTAATTATACAGGCAGTTTGTTTGTGCGCATCTTTGCCATTTAAAATGTCTTTAATCGCTTGCTTATCTTGCGATAGCTGCGCTGCAATACGCCACTCTAGTGCGCCATAATCAGCTTCAATCAGAGTGCCATTTTCAAATCTGGAAACGAAAGCCTTGCGAACAGGAAAGCCACGTTTTGGCATGTTCTGCATATTAATATTACTGGAACTCAACCGGCCAGTACTGGCAATGCATTGGTTGAAGTTTGTATGCAGAAATCCTCTTGGCCTTGTCCAGTTTTCTATGCCGGTGATAAATGTATCGATGTAGGTAGTTATGGCGCTTAACCTGGAGAGCTTTGTCAGAAACTCTACTGCATCGTCATAGCCTTTTTGCTTTGCCTGGTCGATAAGTAAGGCAATTGTATGCTTATCTGTTTTAAAACCATTTGCACTGGCGTAAGTGCTATCCAGCGGTATCAACATAAAGCCAGCTACTTTACCAGTGGACTGATATAATGCCCCTGCCCCAAGGCAGGACGGGCATTTAGACGTATTTTTAAATGGCGTCCCATCCACCTTCATGCGCTGAATGAATTTGCGGCCTTTGCATTCGGGGCAAACTTCAGCAATCGTCTTATAAACAACTTCTGTCGATGCACGTACATAATCATTATGCTTACTAATAGGCAGTCTGCGTTGGAATTTAGCTTTACCGTTTTTATCAGTTCCTAAGTTGTATTGTTGTTTATGCAGGGGCTTGTCTGTCACAACACGGCTGTATATAGCCGCCGTCATATCAACACCACTGTTCATATTGAACGGTTTGTCGCCCATAACCTTTTCGATGGTACGCTGCAGAAATGTTGTTAGCTCATTTCGCTCTTGCACAAATGCGGTTTTAACTGTCTGTAGTGCATCCTTATCGATGCACACGCCGTTGCGTTCCATTTCTAATAGAACTAACAGCATTTCATTCATACTGTCCTTAACCCACAACAGCGATTTGTTTTCCTCTTTTGCGAAGTCGTTCATCTGCGATAGATAGATTTCACCGCAGGAGACAACATCTGCATTGGCATATTCAACCACAGTATCTAAAGGAATTTCTTCAAAGCCCATACCGCTTTTAAACATGCCGTCTACGAGGTCGGATTTCTTTGCGGTGACTTGTCGGCGCTCTGCAATAGCCTTTAAGCTTAAAGGAAGCTTACGTGCTTTAGCTAACAGAAATTCTGCAATCATCGTGCAATAGATCGGCGGTAACTCAAAGCCCATTTCAAGCAACCAGGATGCATCAAACTTAGCGTTTTGCATTACTAGTAAGTCAGCGGAAGCTAAATGCTTATCCAAATTAGAACGGCCATCTGGAACACGGCATTCCTTGTGGTGCCAGATATCGAATTGGACATTTTCAACAGTAGTGTCAGTCAGCCAACCATAGTGCGCCGACACGGCTTCGTTTAGTGGATTATAAGGAGAATTGTCTGTTTTATTATCTATTTTCTGTACGGTTGTTTCCAGGTCTAGCACCAGAATTTTCATAACTTAACTCCTACCGTAGAAGCGCACGGCAGTGCGCCCGTAACGATCAAAGAGATACCAACAGGCGTTGTCTTTACCCGTGGTTTTATCAAACCATTTAACCCGACCAACGCTGACTACTTTGCGTAGTCTAGGTAGGAATTGCGTAGCCTGTTTTGTGTGCATCCAATCTGCATCAAACAGCAGCCAGGTCGGCCTAAGATTTGAGAAGTGTTCAATCATGGGATGCAAAATTGAACGATCCCAAGGTGGATTGGTAATTATTACATCCGCATTTTTAAGGGTAGCTTCATCTAGTGCCATTGCATCCATAGATTTGATGCCAAGCGACTGTGGCTCAATATCATAGGCGCTGACGCATTGTAGCCCTAAGTTATTCAGTGATCTGATTAATGCGCCATCTCCAGCGCAAGGTTCACAGAACGTTTGTATTTCATCAATGTGTCGGTCAAGTGGCTGCACTGCTTCTACAGGCGTTCTGTAGTAGTCTCTTGGCTTACGCTCAAAGTTAGATCTTTTGCCCATTATGCTACGAACCTCGAAATTTTAGGTTGGATTTCAACTTGGATTTGTCCATGAAAAGGAGACAATTTGTTCTTGCTGATATTCAGCCAGCGGCGGTTATCATCTTCACCATCGTCAGAGATCGTACCGGCCATGCCTATGCCGATAATAAGATCAAGCTCTGCCTGTTTTGATGTCTTACTGTCGGCCATCATACTGGCGATAATTTTAAGTTTATTGTCAGCTTCGATGCTGGCTTGCGTTACGCAAATAATTGCGCACGAATGGCGCTTGGCCAGTTGTCTGACCGCCTGATAGAGCGCACCAAGCTTTCGGTGCAGCCCTTCGTGCTGACCGCCTATTTCTAGTTTGTCTATCTGATCTAAGACAACTACGTCACATGGGTTTGTAGTAAGAAATCCATCCAGGTCATTAATATCCCAGCCGTTGATTTCAAAAAAGCGTAGGTTGGGTTCAATCTCTTTGAATTTAGCTTTAGCTACATCATTATGGGTTTCTAATTCCCATTTATCTATACCGGCGTAAGCCATAACCGCACGTTTTTTAGTGATCTGTCCTGGCTCTTCATTGCAGAGATAATGTACTCTAGCTCCTTGTGCGGCGAAGCCATTAGGCGCAGCGCACGTAGAAACAGCAAAACAGGTTTTACCAGCCTCAGTTCTAGCGAACACGGCTGCAAAGTTGCCTGGGCCGATACCACTACAATTTCTATGCAGAGTGGGAATGTTCCAGCGCCACTTGCTTTCATCACTATCAAAGGCAATTAGTTCATCAATAGTTTCTGTAATCTCTGTATCGATCTTATCAGGAAGAAAACTTGTACCAACTTTTTCCAGTAAAGTTTTAAGCTTGGTCATAGCTTCGATGTCACCATCACGCATGTTAAGCCCAAGCGTGGCTATTTCTTCTCCAACGCTTTGCCGCCAAAGGTTTTCAATCACATCAGCAGCTACCTGATCATTAAGATCAGGAGCGGAAGCTAGATTTTCAATATTGTCTCTGAACTCATGGATCTGGCTGGTAGTAGCTAACGGATTTTGTGAAAGCCAAAGTGCGTACAAGTCTTCCGCACTTAGGTTAGTGTCATAATCATCGTGCGCATGTTTAATTAAATCTAGTATCCTGCCATGCTCATCTGCAAACAAACTGCGCTTGATTCTTAACTGAGTGGCGTTATAATTCTCTTTATTTAAAAGAGATTTTAGGAGTTGGATCTCCATTTTCTGCTCCTTTGGTGTTTAGCAACGCCACTTTATAGCAGATAATAGAAATAAAAAAACCCCCGCAAAGCGAGGGTTCTAATTTTAATTTGAAGTTTGTTTAGGTACTTCTGAACTTCATTTTAGTTATATCCGGTGGCGATCCTCTGCGCTCTTTTAGATCTACCTGATGATGAACTACCCGTGGATTTCCATCCACAATACCTTTAATAGCTTCCTCCAAACGAGCTTGCTCTTCAGCAGCTTCTTTGAAACTTCCTTCGATCTCATAATCAATGAGACATACGGCTCTAATTTTCACGTTACTTCTCCG